CCCCCTCATAATTTACATACATTTCCAAGTAATCAGTGTGTAACTGTGCTATCATATAGTACTGTTCAACATGAGTCTCCAAATGTAAGCGTACCGAGCCGTCCAAGTCGGGAACAGAGGATACAACTTTATACCCTTTCCATTGTTCTCCGTTAAAATCCCAAATTAAGTACAACTTCTTGTACGACATTAATTTAGGATACGAAAAAATAATCATCGCCAAAACACGCCGCCGCACCCTTAATCATCTACAATCAGGCAGCCGTTATCGGGTTCAGGCTCTGCGTCTGGATCGGTAACAATCTCCGTCTCTTTGACTAGATCCAGCACCACGGGCACCGGTGCGTTCATCTGCTCCAAACGATGTGACCACATCGCTTCCACCTCCGCATCCATCAGATTGAGTTTCACAATCTTGAACGACTTATTGTTTGGATGTAGAATCACCAACGCCAATTCATTCACCACCAGACCATAGAACTTCTCAAGCAAACAACGGTAATTGTTGAGCTGTAGGGAGTAATGCCAGTAATTACAGTCATCCAGGTGGGAAAGCGGACCGAGTCCCTTCTGGTACTTATTCTCCGTCTTAATCTCCTTGGAACGCTTCCAGTCGTAAATAGCGTACGTCCCGTCGGGCTTTGCGTAAACCATATCAATAGAGCCGGCAAGGCGGATTTCGTCATTGAAGACGAGCCACTCGGTGCGAAACGGCACAAATCCGTTCACCAGACGCCACTTCTTCTCATACCGCATAAAGTAGTCCCATTCGGTGCTAGGGTTCGCCGTCCAATCATCGCCGGCAAGATTGCCAATAGGCGACGCATTGTAGTAATGTTCGATATCCAGGTGCATACGGGTGCCCGCCTCGCTCGCTTCCGCACCAGAGGATGCCCATAGATCCTTAATACCCTGAGGCGTCAGCCCCTTATACTTTTCGTAGGACGCCCCACCAGGCTTCCAATTGGAGCTACGCATCATCTTGCGAATGACGTCATCGGCATCAAAATGACCGAAGAAACTGTGAACGAAACCGGTACAGGAAATATCATAACGCGACCCATCAATCGTATATTTATGGGTCGCTTCATCAAACGTAATACGCTCATCACGCGGGTGTTTATTTACAACTGCAAGCCGTTGCCAGGCAAGGGCTCCGTCGCTAATTGATTGCGGCATCGTAACTCTTTTATGCCAACAAGCAAATTAAACCACAGCAGTCTCAATTTTTGCGTCCGCCGTATAACATAGTATAAAAGGCAAAAATACCAAACAAAACTACAATAATGATAAAACAACAGTAAGCAAGCCACTGGCGATTTGCGGCGACGGGCGGGATTGGCGCGGCAGTATGTACACTTACTAACCTAAATGTTAGAGGCTCAGGTCTTACAGTGACAACAGTATCTGCCGGTGGAGCAGAGGGCTGGGGTGCTGAAGGCAAAGGCACATAGGCTACAGGGTCCTGAAGGACTAAGGAGTCCTTGCGGACTAAGGAGTCCTGGCGGACTAAGGAATCCATTACCTATTTATTGCGTTATATTTTTAAACTAATACTTCAGTCCAACTAACTTCATCATAGCACGACCTAGCAAGTTGGAGCCAGAGACAGAGCCATCCTTCTCAACCGTACCAGTCATCTCATTCTCAGCGGTAGCAGTGTAGGCAACAAGACGAACCTTTTGCATTTTAACGGCGTCTAGAATCTTACGGAACACGGCGTCCTCATCGTAACGCTGCTTCAGATACGTAGACAACGGACCTTCTACCGCAGTAACATACGTTTCGGGTGTAAAGACCGCACCGGTCTTCTTGATGGTCGCCGCCTTATGGGCATCACGCATCTTCACGCCAAGTTCGTCTGAGAGAACGGCAAGTGCTTCGGCACTGGGGTCAGCACCAAGAGCCCGCTTCTCTGCCAGATACTTCTGGTAGATATTGCCGTTTGTTGAGAATAGTTGGGCACCGAGCTCAGGCTTATTGCTGCCTAGCTGATACTTGAGGGCACCGATTACCGCCTCCAAATTGGGATACATCACGGAGGAATTCTTGATATCCTTGAACATAAAGGGTGCGAAGGTGCTAATCGTGCGACGCCAACCCTTCTCCTTAATCTTGAGGTCATCCTTTGCGGCGGACTTGTAGTAGAAAGGGTAGGCAGGACCGGTGGCAAGTACCAAATCCGGCTCAGCATCCTCCTCTTCCTCGGCAGCCTCTTCTTCAGCCTCCGCATCTTCTTCCTCCTCGACATCAGACTCTTCAGCCTTCACCAGTTCCGCTTCCGCTTCTGCCTCATCTGCCGGTGCGACGTTCGCAGGTGCCTCCTCACGTGGAACAGCCGACAGACGTTGTTCAAACGCTGCAACTACGTCAGGTGAGACGTAGGTCTCCGTGGGAGCAACCTCAGCCGGCTCTGGCGATACAGCATCAGGTACGACAGATTCACCCATTGCAGCAGCAACGACCGGCGGAGGTGGTAATGACAGTGCCGAGACAGTAGAGCGGCGGCGGAAGATAAACCACCGATTGAGGAAACTGAAGGTACGAATGACTGTGCTCATTGCGTAATTACGACCGGCTGCCGTCGCCATTTCGTGCGAGACAGAGAAGAGATTCGTAGAGGCAACCATACCCATTGCCGCAAGCTCGGCGGAGTTGAGAAGTTCCATTCCGATTTCTCCCATACGGCGTACAAAGTACTGGAATGATACAAGGTACTCACGGTACGTCTCACCAATGCTGATGAAGCTTACATCGATAGACTTGCCAAGGGATTCGTCGGTCGCCGGAAGTACAGACATATCGGCGTCGTACTTTTTAGTAATGCTCCAGATATCTGAGGCACCCTCATTTCCGCGCTTTACTCCATCCATAGGCAGGTCCTGGAGTAGTGATACAACCTTATCACCGTCAAAGCAGCAGCCAACGAAGAATCCACCGACCTTTACGGTTTCGGCAAGATTGCGTAGGAATCCATCCAGCGTGTTACGGTCCTTGAAGAAGTAATGGAGCGAGAACATAAGGGAGGCGACGTCAAAGCCGGCAGCCGCCATTCCACGCATGTCCTGGACGTAAGGCGGAGCCGTAGGGTCAGCCTCGCCCCATAGGGTGCGTAGCATAGAGCGGTCAAGCGGCGTCTGACCGGCGGAGCCGTCCGCATAGCGAGTAGAGGAATCGGCTTGGACGAAAAGCATACGCGGCACACCGGCACCGTTCTTGGACTTCATCAGATAGTTGAGGTACCGACGGTAGGCACCATTCTTATTATCGGTGAGTCCGGTAAGGGCAACATCGCAGCCGAGCACCCAGCCGACACGGGCGTTCATCCACTTATGGATATCACCGGCTTGACCGACGGACATATCAATCACGGAGGCACCCGCAGTCAGCACCTTAGAAAGCAGAAGCTCGTCCTTGATGTAGCGATTGTGGAACTCGGCAAGACCACGGATTTTGTTAAGGTCCCGCTGCGGTGCCTTCCGCTGGTAATACGCCAGATTTGTTGTTAGAGGAGCAGGTGTCTTTAGTCCGTCAGGACCCTCAACCGCCTCTTCGGTAATGGCACCACGACGAATCATATATTCGGTAACGGGGTCGTGGATAGAGAGCCAGACGTCGTTGGCAACCTTATCGCTGTTAAGCGTGCCGCCGACAATGCCACGGGTGAAATCTTCAGTCTTATCCCAACGGACACGAAGGGGTACCCAACGCCAACCAGCGGGTGCCTCAGGCTTATAGACCATTTCTACAATTGTACGATTCGTAATCGCATCCTTTGTCTCTTCGCAATAAATGTTATCATTCAATGCTTCCAGACTTTGTGCTGCAGGAGCGGCACCGGCGGCATCTGTCGCACCGGCGTTAATCGCAACGTAGCATACAGACGCCATAGGGTCTGGTGGAAGCGGCGTAAATTCTACGGGCTTATACACACTACGCGTTCCCTCCTGGAGCGAAGAGGGATACGGCTTCTTATTGAGGACTGTGTCGCGGGGGTCTACAAGAGCGGGGTCTACCGATGAGCCGACAAACAGCCGTAGTGTTTTATAACGAACAATCTGATTCGTATCTTCACGTAGTTTGGTATTAATTGCGTCTACCATAGTCACCTTACCTTCGATATCTTTCTCCTTTTCGGTAATAACTAGGAAATCAACGGAATTTTGGGATGCGGGCTTCCACTTGAATTGTGCTTCCCAGGTATTGATATTCTTCACAAGCGGGGACGCATTGGGCGTGAAGATGAGACCGTCGGTGTGGTAGGGAGCGTCACGTGCAAGGCGGTCCAACACAGAGGCAGCCTCCTTAAAGATACCGGTGGAGTCCGTAGGGTCAACCGGCGTTTGGAACGTCTTCATATGGATGGAGAGGCTATTCTGCTTAGGAATATTGCCAACTGTGTAGTCGGCATTATTGAGAGCGGCGACGGTTTCACGTAGGGCGGCTTCACGGCTTACAGCGACTTCTACTCCGCGGACAATAAACGGGCGTGCGGAAACATCCTCACCACGCCGACCATTGAAGATATCAAAGGCGTAGTAGCGGCATATTGGCGTATCAGCGGCATCGCGTGTCACCCATTCGCCGTCCAGAACCGCTCCCGCCCATTCCGCAATCTCAGTATCCGCTACACGCCGGTCCGTGCCATATACATTGAGAGACCGATCTACCATGTAAATACGTCCGTTCTTTGCGACAACCATCAGACAACGTAGACCGTCCGCCTTGTCGGTAACATTATAGTCCTCAAAACGAATATTTGGCAGGTCCGCCTCCTTCTCCAGTCCCATATGTGACTTACGCAGAGTTACTGGCTGAGAGCCAGGGAAAGAGCCCTTCTTCACACCGGTCTGCCCCTCCATCTGCCCAATTACCTGCTGGCGTACCGATTCACGAGTAAGGATGTACGATTTCTGTAGTCCACGCAGCACCGAGACAATGCCGAAAATAAGGGCTTTCTTAGTCGCCCCGCTCAGTGCCTCTACTTCCAGCTCGTAGTGGGTGGGCTGCTTAACAATGCCGGCGTTCGTGAACGTCGTTGCCTGAATGTAGTTGCCACGCGTATCCTTACGATTCTCACGTACAAAGCTAGCGTCAAACTGGAGTCCCTTCCAGTGTAAGGAGGTAAAGCTGAAACGCTGCATGTAGCGGAACGCTTTGGGCAGCGATGCCCAGCGGGTGATCGCATCAACAACACGGGGGTCGTCTTTTGATAGTGGAATTTCGCGACGGAGTTTGACACGGACACCGTATTCAGGTAGGTCAATTTCGCTAGGTCCCTTTGCCGTTGCCTGCTTCTTATCCTTGAGGATACAGAAGAACGGCTTTCCCTTAAGCGTATTATCACGGCAATACGCTTGTACGGTGCCCTCGCCGACAAGGGTAAACCGTAATCCTCCGCCCACCATGATATTCAGTTTGGGCGGTTGCGGATCCTCCTGTAGACCAATGCTACGTAAATGCTTAATCGCATTCAAGAACGCCGTATAATCAAGCTCTTTGCCGTCAGGGCGCTTAAATGTCGCCTCAATTTCGGTTTCTGTAGCGGTTTCCCACGCAGCCCATAGGGTATCTAATCCCTGGGATTCGCCCGACTTGAGTTCTAAGGACATACTTCTATTAAGTCTGAGACTTTTTGCTTAAAGCCATCAACTTTTATCTCAACCCTCGGCTAGACCGAAAGTCGGGACTTTAATTTGTATCCGGCAATGGCGGCGATGCGTTCCACCTTAGACCCGGCAACCGTTGCCATTCCTAGTTTCTTTCCTACGGATTCTAAATCGGCAAGCGTCAGTTTCTCTAGACTATGAATAACTGACGTGGATGGCAGTAGAGTCCAAGAATGCCTTGTAGCATAGTCTACTAGATCCTTTCCGGTATTAACTTCACCTACACGCATCATCATTCCGGTATGATGTACGTGATAGAGCCCTTTTACAACCCCAAAAGATCCGTCACTGATATAATCAGCGGCAGGATATACAGTAATCGCTTTTGTATCATCATCCCAAATAGCAACTTGAATCTGCTTAGCGACGCATAGAAAGTCTAGAAAGGCGGAGACCGATTTGTCGGTCTTGACGACTTGCCATAGAAAGACGGACTTGGCTTGCTTGAGCTCGTGTAGGTCACCACCGGATGCACAACGAGGGCGAATAATGGCTTCAAGCATTGTCTTCGTCCACCCACGCGAACGTCCACCCTGGGACTTATAGAGTTCATCAATACGTGCCTCGCAGCGTAGTGCTTCATCAATCTCCATTTGGCGCTTAGATGCCTTAGGCGAATGATTGTACAGAATATCAATCATCTCAATGCCGAATACAATAGGATCAAGTGTGTATTTGAGAATATTAAGTTTCTCCACGTTGTCCTTGTCCACTTTCTTTGGTTGAATGACAGGGGTTGGTATAAATACGTTTGTTGTCGGCGGAGCGGGAGCAGGAGCGGGAGCAGTAACAGGGGATTCAACTACATCCACTTGCGTAGCAAGAATCGGAAAGTGATCAATGCCCTTTCGATCAGGTACTAGCAATTCCAGCCCGCATACATTGTATGTTTGAAACGGATTAGACTTTAGAAAGTCAGATAATTCATTCCAATGAACCATTTATATGTATAAAGCGGCGAATCATTTAGACCCATCGGTGACGATTCCCGCGGTCCGGGTTAAAGAGCTAAGATACATCTCGCGGTCGGCAAGATTCTTACGATTCGTCTGGGTAAATTTAATAAACAGCTCAAGGTCGTCAAAGACCGGCTGTGATAGATTACAGCAATTGAAAAAGACTCCGTTCAGATTCTCGGAAAACTCTGCGGTATGCTTTTGTAGGATTCGGATAATCTCAATGTATTCTGTCTTTGTTAGACCCTTCAGGCTTTCTAGAAATGCTCTGCGACGCTCGTACTCTTCGGGCGATAAAGTACCGGGTACTGGCACTGCGGACATCGTTAATAAGAGATAAGTGTTTCATCATAATCATTTTACGCATTTGTAGGTGCCCCGCTTGTCCCGCTTGCCTCACCCTCCTCTTCTACCAACTTACCGACTGCCATAATGAATGGAGCATTTGTCTTGATTTCGCTGCGTTCTAGACGAACCTTAATCATATCACCCTCCTTGATTCCGTCAAAAGCGGTATTGCCAATGTGAATATCACGGGGCACAAGGATGCGAATTGCCTCTTCAAAGACGGCGTAGACACCCATCTTTGTGACCTTGATAACAAGTACATTCATGACCATACCACCCTTGGGATACAGCACTTCGCACTTCATCTTACAGTCGTAGACGAAGTTGCCGGTGTAGCGACCATTCTCGGCAGCACCGGCACTGCGGGCGACCAAATCAATGGAATCGGGCTTAACATAGCCGTTTGCGTTACACTTGGACTCGTGACGCTCCTTGAGTTTTGTTACAAGCATATCCTTCACGTCATCGGGCTTGCTTACATTGTTGATTTCGCTAGGCGTCAGTGCAACACGCTCATCTAAGTAAATGGTGTGATACATCCCTTTACTTATCTCCTATTGGTTTGAGAGGTTTCAAATTTTAAGCCGACGCCGCCGCCGCCGCCGCCGCCGCCGCTGCCGCCGCCGCCGCCGCCTCAGGTCATCTTGACCCCCGCCCGTGCCGAGTCCACCACCGAGAGGAACCAGCGTACTCCGCCTATGGCACGCCGATCTGCGTATCGCAGTAGAAACTCCATATACGGGCATATTTGTTTGAGAGTCAGGTCGCCAGTATTTACGAGAGGATCGGCAGAATCACTACGGAATGCGGGATCAACCGCCTTGAATTGTGCCTCTAGAATATCCTGTCGTGCCTTACGACCTTTGTCCGCTTTCGTATCCGCCGGTTTGTCTGCAACAAGCATTCCAGCAATCGGGTCGCCGGCGGCACGGAAAATATCGTGAATCGCACGAATACGTTTCTCGTGGCTGCCAAGATTACTTGTATTCGCACATTCGGCACCTTTAATATCACCCTTTTCCTTATCCACGGTCTTGAACACAATCGTCTTTTGTTTGGACACCAGGAAACCAAAATAGGGACCAGTATCCGCCTTGCGATCAATAGGTGCTCCTAGAATAGAATTTACATCCTCCTTGAAGACCGCTGTACATTGGGAAATAGAGCCGCCGTACTGGCAATACGTTTGGACAGCACCAGCACCGCCTACAGAAAGATTATAAATCACGCATCCGCTAATACGATTCACCTTATCTTTTTGGAACAATTCAATACGATGGTTGTCTTTCATAAAAACCTTTGCACACTCCCGCTCATAGCCGGCAAGTTTATCAATACCACGTGTTAGCCAATTACGGAAGACTGCCAATTGTTCTTTGTGCGACCAGAAATTCTCCATATACCAATGATAGGCAATAGGTCGCACATCGGGCAGCTTACGGAAAAATCGTAGAACCCACCGCCAACCCAATAAGGCGTCGGTTTCAGATATAGAACCCGTAAGTTTTGTTTGTAGAATCTGTGTAAGAACAGCATCCCATTTCTTGAGTTTTTCAAGTGCTCCCTTTGCCAACGCTTCGTCACTTTCTACATCTACGACCGCGGGAGCCGCCGCAGCAACAGCCGCAACAGCTGCCGCAGGCGCGGCAAGTGTAAGTCCCTCTGTAGCTAGAAGAGTGCCACGTGGCGGGTCAAACTCACGAGGCATACGACCATACGCACGACCGTAGCGTAGTGCCATAGGTATCATAGTATCCGTTACACCTTCGGGTTGGAATACAATATAATCGTTGACTAACTTCAGTGTACCGTAAATTCCATCATCACGGTGAATACGAACTTTATTGAGTACATCACGTAGACCAATGCGAGCAAAGGAAGGCGGAATACCGTGATAGAATAACTCAAGTATTTTATCTACCTTGATTACAGTCTCCGTTTTGAAATAATCAATGAGCAATTGTTGGCGTTCCAGGAATACACGACGGAAATTATACGCTTTTTGTGTACTTTTGTTTGAGCCCACGTCATCCTCAGAGCCGGCGTCTTCGCTGGTACCGCATTTGTATGGCTTACATTCATAGTTCACAATATCTCCGTCGTTATTATAGACAGGATTACCGATGAAATCACATAGACTTGTAAACGGTTCATCCTTGAGTGGAATAGTTTCTGTGCGACCAAGTGCGTCCATAATTTCACGATCGCCCATATCTTTGAGCAATACCGCATTCAAATTGAGAATACAATCCCACGCATTCTCCTTCATTAGGCGGCTAACACGACCGATGGGCTGTGCCTTACGAACGGCAAGGCGGTAAGCATATAAATCGGCTGTCTCATATTTACCAACATCGACAGCGTGTAAATAGATAAGACAATTACGCTTTTCCAACGGTAATTCCATATGGGAACAGAAACGGACACCGCGTCCCTCAATCTGTTCAATACGATTCAAGTGATACCAACCGTCTAGCAAATGGATTTGGCGAATACATTTCAAGTCTAGACCCTCGGATGCCACTTGCGAGCCAATAATCGCCTTCACCTTACTTCCTCCCACCTCTTCCATATTTTTGAAGGTTGTAGCGTAGCGTATGAGCCCAGGGAAATTGGGAGAAAGCGCATCATCGGATGTCAGCAAAATATAGAATTTAGTTGCCCGCGGGATACCCTCTTGAATTAAAAGCGGGGCGGGTGTACCGTCGGCTAATACACGGACCCATCCACGTAATTCTAATGCAATAGCAATAGGCAGGGCACCCGCATTCACATAACGAGAATAGACAAAGGAGATGCCTTCACCGCGTTCAATACAATCCACAATCGCTGCAATCTTAGGGGCGTAATTGGCAAGATTCTCGGCACCAAAGATGTCAGTAATACTAGGCGGATCTGCTGTATTCCAGGTATATTGTTTGACTTTGGTAGAGCGAATAGTGTTTATTGTCTCTTTAAAGTACGAACGCCATCCATCACGACCGTAGGTTCCATTTTTGTAATAAATATTTCCCATTTGCATCGTGCGGTCAAGGATAAAATCGCTAATTTCAGCACCGCGGTCCGATTCATCCACCGCTTGCGTATGGTACTTTTTGAGATATCCACGTAGATTGTCACCCGCCCACGTACCGCCAATCTTATGAATCCATAGAGGCAAGCGTTTCATAATATTTTTATCATTGCCGCCCCAGTTGACGCGGCCTACAAGTTCCTTCTTTCCTTTCTTCATTTCTTTGCGAGCAATACTACGGGTAGGATAATCCGTACTTATAAATTCATTACTATTGCTTTCCGCGGGTGTAAGACGAATAGGAAATGTGTTGGGGTTTTCGCCTCGCATATAACTGACATAGCGTTTGAGCAGGCGGCTGAGTACATCCGCCCCGCCTTCTTTAAATTGTCCGTCGGGCTGGAATATGTTTGATGCCTCCACCTTTAACGAATCATCCTTAGTATCATTCAAGCTCAGTAGATTGAGTAAGAAGACAATTTCGGGGGCGGTGTTGTACATTGGTGTAGCGGTCATAAGCATAAGACGGAGTCCGTCGGCAACGCGTAGAATATCTTGTAGGATGGGGGTGAGACGTTTTCCTTCGGCACGCTCGGTAAGTCTAACGCGGCTAGGCTCGTCTGCGGCGGGCAAATCGGTAATATCTTCATCGGCAGTAGCGGCATCGCCTGTGTCCGCATCACGGAGATTATGTGCCTCGTCAATAATCAATAGATGGTCAGCGAAGAGTTGACGCATAATGGCAATTTTACGGTCATCGCGTGAAACACCGGTAATAGCATCTGGTATCTCTTTGAAATGTTTGAGAACCCAGTTGGCAAAGGCAAGATATCCCATAATTTTATAGCGTTGTTTGACAAGTTTGTCCACCTCTTTGGCGATCTCTTCTTTATTGGGATTGTTTGCCATATCTGCCAGGCGGACATAAGTCATACTTGTACATTGTGGGGATTTCCAGAGCTCTTTGCTGAGAGCATACTCCGCTTTGGTTGTAGGAACAAGGCGGTTGACGTCAAAGATTGTACGACGAAATCCTTCGGCAATGGCTTGGGGTGCGATAATATAGACTTTATTATAAGGCATTGTTTCTAAGAACGTTTCGGCAACAGTGACGGCGGAGCACGTTTTACCGACGCCTACGCCGTGATACAGCAATACCCCATTGTAGGGAGTATCAGGATGTAGAAAGCGTGCTACAAGCCGCTGGATGGAGGTAGTGCTAAATTCACCGGCAGCCCGTTGGCAACTATCTTCGGCTACGGGCTCAGAGCGAAGGTCGTAGAATTCGGTCTTTTTGGCAAGGCGTGCTGCGAAATTAGGGTCGGATACATCGGGGTATAAACCGTACATTTCATCGCGTTGTTCTATCCATTCTTCGGGTCTAGGAATATCAAGTTTACGAGTCACCATTTCGCTGAGAATCGCGTCACGCACACGGGTATCCAGATTACCTGAGAGTATCTTGCCATATGTATCATCGTCTACATTCATTTTATCAGCGTCGTCATCTCGCCAATACTTTTCAGCGTATGTTTGGAGTTTGTCATTGTCCCAAGATTTGATATTTTGGGCAACAAGGGTAGCCATAGGTTCCGCATTTTGCGGAGCTTGTGTCTGTATAAGTGGCGCCGTCGCCATTCTCTCTGTTTGTAGGGCGAATTTAAATCGTTTACCACCACGAACGCCAACGCTTTCTAGCGGCAGCGGCAGGAGCGTTGTTCTTCTTTGTAGTATTGTTTGCCGGCTTATTGTTCGCCTTAGCGTTATTCTTCTTCGTATTATTGTTTGCCGGCTTATTGTTCGCCTTGGCGTTGTTTGCCTTGGCGTTGTTTGCCGGCTTATTATTTGCGGCGGCGTTAGAATTGCCAGTTAGATTTTTGCGCGCAGCTACAAAGGTATTGACCTTATTTACGTAATTTACGGTGGACTTTGAATTCTTATGGTTCCTAATAATCTTATTGTGCTCCTCTAAAAATGTGGCGGTCGCCTTCCATACGGACTTATCCGGGTCATTGTTGCTCAAAGTGTTCAATCCCTTTTTGATAGCAGGAACTACCTTATTTAATTGCTTGGCAGCCTTATCTAGATTCGCATTGTTTGCCTTATTTACTGGCACATTGCTATTCTTCTTGTTGGCATTTGCCGTATTGTTCTTCTTATTGGCATTTGCCGTATTGTTCTTCTTATTGGCATTTGCCGTATTGTTCTTCTTATTGGCATTTGCCGTATTGTTCTTCTTATTGGCATTTGCAGGCTTATTATTCTTCGTATTATTCTTCTTATTGCCATTCGCCGGCTTGTTGGCATTCGCAGGCTTGTTCTTCTTAGTATTATTCGGCTTGGCGTTGTTGGGCATCTTAATAATAAGACAGAAAATTACTTGGTCTCCCACTCAAGTGCCGTGGTTATTTTTGCCCGTAGACCCCCATCCATCACCCGTCGGTGAAGTTCGGTCATCGCAACGCGCTTCTGTACATTGGATTCACGAATACGGGACATAGCTACATCAAAGGTAAACCAGCCAATATCACCGATTTCCCGTTTCATAATATGATTATTTGGCTGGATACTTGCTATTATGTTAGACTTACAGCATGCTACAAAATACGTCTGTTTGTAAGGAATATTGTTTGTGCCAGTATATTCTTCAATAAGCGGAGGCTCATCAAGAATATGAATGAATTTGGGAAGAATGCCAGTCTCCTCTTTAAATTCGCGTAACGCACACTCTTTTTCCCGTTCACCGACCGCACGTCGTCCTTTAGGAAATCCCCATTCGGCATCAGTAAACGTACCGGTCGCTGTGGAAATATATTGAGCCATAGTCTTTCCGTTACGGTCACCGGTAGCTTTAAGATTTTCAAAGTTACGACGGGCATTTTCAAATTCAGTCCGGAATTGTCGGGTGTTTTGCCCATTCCAAAGATCGGACCATAGTTTTTCAAACGGCTTCATTAATAGTCTTCCACGCTCTTCCATAGTCATTCCATTAATCAGTAGATGAATATAGTCAATCTTATCCATTTTATATTTTCCTCGTAAGAATTCCACATAACATAATGAATCCCGTCGGCGAACAAGGAGATAGTGAGGCACTCCCTCTAAGAACTTAATCGCACAGATACCGAACGACATTACCGGCTCAGTACAATCCCGGAATGTATGACCTAATTTACCACAATTTACGCACTCCATTAGATAGGTGCTCCAACTTTTTTCGGATAATCAAACCCGCTAAAATATTAGAATACAGGAGAATGTCCCTTGAATTGCCTGAGAATATGAAAGGCGCGCCACCAGCCCAGGCAGATAATTTTCCACCTATTGGAATGGGTCCGGCAGTATGGGGTCCTATTTTCTGGACAACGATGCATATTGTAACAATAGGATATCCGTCGTTTCCGACCGAGGAGGAACAAAAGGCGGTCGTCAACTTCTTTGAATCGCTACAATTTATGATACCGTGCCCGATATGTAAGGAACATTATAAGGAGAATCTCAAGACCTCTCCATTAACCAGTGAGGTTGTAGGAGATAAGCAGAAACTCATACGATGGCTGTTTGATATGCATAATACAATCAATAAACAACTTGGGAAGCGTGAAATTTCTTGGCGCGAGTTTATCTATTCTATTGTAGGACTCTCGGTGTTACCGAAGTTCTCATTCAAGGACGCTGCCGCTGCCCAACAGGGTTCATATTTCAATACACAATCATTGCTATATTTGGTAGCAGGGATTGGGTTAGGAGTTGGAGGCTATTTAGCGTACAAGCACTACGGTGGCAAGTAGTACTTACGCACGGCATCCGTCTAAAAATTCCATTTCGTCATCCGGTTCAAATGTGAACCAGCTGAGGAGAGTTGCAAGTAGATTATTTTCAATGGGCGAGCCGATAAGGGGGATAAGAGCGTAGAAGCGTGGGCGTTTCTTCTGATATAACCAACGCCACAACAGTACGTACGGTATTACAACAAAGAAGAAGACAAAGCCGTATATGGCGTATAATAGTCGGTAAGGCCATCCACGGTATACGTTAAGGTTTGTCGCAAGGGACGCACCGAAAACGCCAAGGGCAATAAACAAAAAGATGTGTAATATATTCATTGTTACGCCAAACGCACGCCTAAACATCCGTTTTACGCTGAACGTTTTACGCTCTTCGGCATCTGCAAGAGCCTTACAGGAAATAGCGGGAATAAATTGAGGATTTTGAGATGCAATCAGTTTTGCCATTGAACCATTTGTAACTGTATTGACTAATGTTGTATCACTTGTGTAAATTGTATATAAGGGCTTTCCGCTACCACCGTCTTTTCCAACTATGATTCCTTTACAATCGCGGATTGTCTGACATTTTGCTTTTGCTAACTCAAGTGTATCAAATGAATATACATCCCTTGCTCCACCGGCTACACCACTTATCATTTTTAACCATTTATCAAACGCCTCACTCTTGAAGAAGTTTGTAGGACTGAGCTGAATTGTGGTCGTAAAACACATAGTCGGTTTGGGAGGAGGAGCGGCAGCAGCAGCAGCAAGAGCAGCACACGCAGGTGCAGGGATAAATGTAGGATTCATTGCTGCGAATCTGGCAGCATTTGTATTCGGTTTGACTGTACTTAATAATTTAGGGTCCTCATCATATACTAAATATCGTGTTACTACCCTAGTTTTACGCTTGCTTAGAAGTCCACGCTTTGCCGTACGCGGATCTTCGAGCGGGTGCGTAAAACGTTCCTTTTGGGATACGTAACCTTTTTTTCCTGTAATAACATTTGCATGGAACTCCTCTGTTTTGTTATAACTTAGGATTCCGGTACACTTTGTCGGAAAAAGAGCAGAAGACTTTTGGCATTTGGCTTTCGCTTCATCAAGAGACACAAAAATATAATTGAGATCATCAGCTTTCTGAGAATCAGCTATGATTCTGTTATAATATTTGTTAAATACATCGGATGAAAAGAAATTTTTAGTATTGAGTTGAATAGGATCACCGAAGCAACGGCTACCCTCCAAATCCTCAGGTTTTACATCTTTAGCTACAGCCTCTCCATTGCTCTTTTTCTTAGCTTTTTGGACTTCTTTGCGTGCCCTTTGTTTCGCTTTTAGTTCCTCATTACGTTCCCGTTTTTGGGCTTTACGTTCGTCGCTTAATTCACGCATCATGTCTTTATCATCCGTAATTTTAGCAACGGCACGTTGGAAAAAGTACTTCGCAAGACTAAAACTCATGGTCTTCCTAGTTATATAGGTGATGTTTATTCTACATTAATTCCCGCAATTACGGAGTAAGTAATCCAGAGCTTAACGGTGCCATTTTCCGTCCATCGTGCGGGGAAACAACGCCAGCAGGCATCGCATTCCCGTTGTTTAATTCGCAGTCTTGCTGGGAGTTAAATACACGGGTACGGTCGCATGACTCTGCGGAGGGGACTTTCACGCAATAACGACCGGTGAGGTCTTCGCCGACAAAACACCAGGCGACCGGCGGCGGCGAAGGGGACGCTATTTGTGCTATGGGGGGTGGTATAACAGGAACCGGTGCCGAGAGTTGAAGTCCGCTGGGAACTTCCTTCAAACTACCATATTGTCCAAAGGAGGGAGAGCTTCTGAAAGTGTCTAGCCAGTCCCAAAAGGCATTGTTCGCTTTAGCCCGATCGGACCACCACGGGCTTTCGTGTAGTTGATAAGAATGGTATGCTATGCCTGCCCCGACACAAAGCAATACCACAACAACAACCCCAACTAGAATGCTAACAGCTGAAACAGGAGGAGTAAATCCTACATTGTTGCTGGCAATGAGATTTGTTGAAACATTCACCGACATAATCCTCTAAGTAAGTGTGCGTCTTTTAGTGCTTAGGAATAATCCCTACCCGATTAGATATGCCGGGCGGCTTACTGTCATTAGTTTGCTACGGAAACGAAAATATTATTATCAATGGAAATCCACAGACAACTTATTTTTATAAGTCGTTTGAACGCTATACGCACTTTTCCCAGGAGCCGATTCAGATTACACTAGATGGTCCGAACCTTCTACTGCCTGATGCGCCGATTCTACTTAAGGCAAAAATACCTCGCCAAGGCGATCTTCTGAGCGATTTAGTACTACGAATTAACCTACCCGACATTTTCAGCAAGGCATATCTTAGACCCGCAGTAGACATATACGGAAACCCAATTCTAGATGCCAATGGAAATCAGGAGGTCACCGTAGATCGTGCCTACGAGTTTGCGTGGGTCCGTCAAATTGGTGTTCGTATGATTGATACGATTACCTTTACGATTGGCGGTCAGATAATACAGCAGTTTAACAGTGATTGGATCAGTGCTCGTGCTTTACTTGACCTAGAAAATGGCAGTTATTCAAAATGGCGTGCGATGGTTGGTGATGTCCCAGAATGTTTTGACCCTGCGAATGGTATTTACGCAGATCCGACAGTTCCAGTGGGGCAGGGGTATCCGAATGTTATCAGCTGGCGTGGCAAACCGACAAATCCGTTTCCGACGCAGAATAACTCCGCCTCAATTCCTGGTCGTATTCTACGTGTTCCTCTTGGTCTATGGTTTAGCGATTTCCCAGAGAACGCCTTGCCTCTGGTAGCCCTTCAGTTCCACGATTCTGAAGTGACCATTCAGTTACGCCCTATTCGCGACTTATATACCGTCCTTGATTTGTCAGGAGCACGGGTACGCCCTGGAGTTCAGACGCTTGCACCGAACTATTTGCCCGATGGTACATCAACGGATTTATATACTCAGATTTGGAATCAGAGACTCTACGGAAATATTCCATTGAATATGACTAATTTGTACGGTGGCAATGTATCGGATATTAGCGGTGCGATGAAATATTTCTTGACGGATATTTCGGGTGCCATTCCGCTGTTGGACGGTTGGCCTCTGGATGCTACGCTAGAGGGAACCTATACGTTTTTACAAGACGATGTACGACTGATGTTTACAAGCAAGACTCTACGCTATAATGTCAGACAAGTCCAGTGGTTTACATTTTATGGTATAACAACCAGAAATACGTATAGGCTGGATGTACATAATATAGCAACACGTCTTGTATATTTCGCCCGCCGTAGCGATGCTATTACATATCGCAATCAGAGTACAAATCTCACAAACTGGATGTATACGCTGGGAACAGAGCGTCCATTTGTAACGCCGAGCCCGTATTGGACCTACCCCAATTCGGTCTGTACAAATGCTTCGTCATTGGGTATTTTGCCGTATTTCTCTCCGACGCCGTACCCAGGTGCTATTAACGCACCGATTGGTCGCACGGGTATCAATCTTGCGGGCATTCAACGGGATATTTTACTCAATACGTTTATCCTAGCCAACGGTAATGCTTTGTTCGATAGCCAGGACAACAATTATTTCAAGCAGTATGTGCCGTACCGTTATATGCAAGGCAATGGGGCGGCAAATGCCGCATTAGGAGAGGCTACACAGTATGAGATGTGGCCGCTAAATGTATACAGTTTCTCGTTGAATGGTTCGTCAGTCCAGCAGCCGTCAGGCACATTGAATACAAGTCGTATTGACCGTTTTGAGTTGGATGTAGACGTTGCGCCGATTCCTTACCTTGCTAACTATACGTACAATCTCTATACGTTTGTGGAGACGTTGAATTTCTTGGAGATTAGCAGCGGCTTGGGTGGACTCAAGTTCGCCCGCTAAAGCGGGCGCTACTAGCGTTTGTGCCCGCTAAGGTTTTTTTAAGCCAATCCCTGCCCGCCGATTTTTATACGAGTTCATCAATGAATTCATATAAAAATAGCCGATACGCCGGCACCTTGCTTTAGCCTTTGCTTTAGTACTTATTGACCCACCAGTCATCCCAGAAGTAGGGAGGCTGGTTGGCATTGGGGTCGGTTGACGCCGCCACAACCGTCGCTACGTTGGCACGCTCACGGTAGAGTGAGTCAATGTGCGAGTAGTTGAGTGCGTAGGCGAAATACTTGAGGCGTGAGACCATTCCCTTCATCGGTCCTATAACGGTGTAGTCCGAAAATATAGTTGGGTCGTAACCCTTCTGGTCAGGGAAGTACATGTTCTTCATTACGTACAAGCCGCCAGCGTTGAGCTTCGGTACCGTCGGCAGCTTCATACGGACGGCAATGTTGCCGTTGACGTACACGTCTAGATTGACTCCCTTGAGCAGGATGACAAGGTGGAACCACTTGCCAACCGGTACATTGCTTACTGTTACATAGTTGTCCCAGGCGTTAATAGTATTCATATAGACACGTAGGTTATTGGCATTGCTTTCCACAAATACAGCGGGCGCTAGATTCGGGAAACCGCTATCGCTGCCCTTGTGGAAGATATGCTTGAGCTTCACGGGGGCGGTTCCTGTGGATGTGCCGGGTGTTGATACATTACCGCATTGGTCGGCGCTGGGACCGACGTTCTCAAAGGTATCGGGGTGAATAAATATGAACATTGAGTACGAGAACGCAGAGCCCTGCTGCTCGTCACGACTGTTGTATAAGATAGGGAAGCCGGTGTCGGGTCCCTGTGGGATACTTACAGATGTAGCAGTGCTGTTGTCAAAGAGAACCACCGCTTGACGGTCCAACTTTTTCAGAAAATCATTGACAGTCTCAATCATTCCCATTACAACCTGTAATCCAATCATCGTAAGAATGACAACGGCAAGTTGAGGCACTAAGCCATCGCCTGACAAAAATCCGGACACAGATTCCATTTCCTCTATTTATAATTGGTTTTATAAATGGAGAATCCATAAATGTTAGATTTACAGGTACTGCGTCCAGCTGCCGCCACCATTGTAATTGAGTTTGATACCGAGCTGATTGAAAAGGGCACGTACTATGCTGGTAGTTCCCTGGGGACCAGACTGGTATAGACCATAGATGCGGTCCGGGGTGAGTGCTGAGGCGGAGAAGAATACGCCATTGAGGAAGCCATTGAAGCCGCCCGCAATAGATGTATTGACATACTGGTTGCCGCTGCCAGCAGGCGAGCCAACAACCGGACCCGGAAGAACGCAGGAACGGTTGAGCTTGCCATCGTAGTATACATCGAGCACACGTCCGCTCACGACGCACGTGAAGTTAATCCAGCGTTGCATATCAACATCGTTAATATCGCATATAGGAGTCACGCTTGCTGTATTGCTGAATGTCTGCTGTGCAGTCGCAGCACTTGTCGCATTTGAGGCAAGGTTGGTGAGCCAGGTGAGTTCGTTGGCGGCAACACCGCGCGTGTGTAAGCGGACACCGAGCATATTGGTATTGGGGTAGAGGAACGCTACCATTACGTAGGCGGCGTTCTGTCCCGCAACAGGGTTAGACACATTGGGGTCTGTTATCGCAATGATTGGCTTAATCACGCCGGACTGGTTCGCGTCCCACGTGCTGATGTACATCCACCAGCTGATTGTGAAATCAGAGCCCTCTACGATGCGGACAAGGGGGTTGGGTATAAAGTTCGGGTCAGGCTTCTGGCTATCATCGTAGTTGATACAGAATCTTGTGTTTTTAGCCGCGGTTGAGCCCTGCGGCACAAGAGCATTACCGGAATTGCCTGGAAGTCCGTATACACCTCTTGACATATTGATCTGGATAACATAGCGCTCTAGCTCGGCTCCTGCCGTCAGGTATGTGTAGACCAGGTAGCAGACGACGATAAGTGCTAACAAATAGATGGCGTTCTGTACGAGTTGCGAGTTTTGCGCATAGAACTGTCTAGCAGCGTTCATACTTCTTCTAAACTATATTGTTAAAAATCTTTAGGCGTATTCGTAATCTACATATTCCAATCCATTGGTATTACGTCCGCTCTGGGAGGGTTTTCTATTGTTCGGACAGAAGCCGGCGTGGCACATCAGTTTGTAGAGTTCTTGCCAAATACTCTTGAATGTAGCCTGTGCGTCCGGGATATTTGGCTTACCTCGCAGGTCGGTAACGTGTTTGTAGTTTTCCCATATCTCTTTCTCTGTAAGCCGGCGGGGCCAGGCTTGTATCATACCGGCTTGCCCCCAGAAATCCGGAGACGTTTC